TTCTGGCCTGGAATGACGCTTGTCAGCTACTCAGTCAGCGGCACGAGCGCTACTCAGAGCACGGGCGCAAACTTGGGCTATGTGATTGCGGTTGATCCGTCTGCCGGCACCGTGACCGTTTCTGCCTCTCAGGGCGGATCGGCTGGTACTCCGACCAACTGGAGCACGAGCTTCCCGTACTTGGCCGTTCAGGGCGACGTGAACTTCGCCTCTGGCGGTCTCGGATCGAGCCTGATGCTGAAGCTTGCGGGCTTCGGCGCGTGGATTCCGCTGGTTGCTCCGAGCAGCTCTGACTCGTTCTTCGGACAGAACCGCTCTGTGGCTCCGACCGCTCTTGCGGGTAATCGGTTCAACGGCGCAAGCGAGACGATCGAAGAAGCGCTGATCGACGCTGCGGCTCAGGTTGCGGCAGTCAGGACGCCGGCTGGCTATCCTGATTACTGCTTCATGAACTTCACGAGCTATGCGGCTTTGATCAAGACCCTTGGCTCCCGCGTTCAATATGTGGACGTGAAGCATGATGAAATCGACATCAGCTTCGAGGGTGTCCAGGTCATCACGGCTTACGGCAAAGTCACGGTCCTCCCGGATCGTAACTGCCCGGCTCAGACCGCATACCTGATCTGCATGAAGACCTGGAAGCTAAGGACTCTCGGACGTGCTCCGAAGATCCTGATCTACGGCTCGTACGACTCGAACCAGGGTCTGCGTGTGGGGACGGCGGACGCTGTCGAAATCCGAATCGGCTATTACGGAAATTTGACTTGTAATGGACCCATCGCCAACTGCGTGATCTCGCTCGCTCAGTAATCGGGCGACAGGACATCAGTAGCCTGTCTCACCGCACACGGACGTGCGCGTTCTCCGAGGGCTCGGGGCTTAAAATGCTCCGGGCCCTTTCTTTATGGCTCCGTAGCTCAGGGATCAGAGCGCCCGGACAGTCCGGTCAGTCCAGGGAGGTCGCAGGTTTGAGTCCTGCCGGAGCCGCCGTTCAAACCGGGCATCCAGTCATAACCGTAAGGGATCATCCTTCACAGCCCCTGGATGTATTGCGGAAACTCGCTGGTTTTACACGCGGCGCACAAGGATATCTGAAAATGTCGATTACCTTTATCAACCGGGGCCATTTCTTCGCTCCTCACGTCAAACCGTGCGTTCTCGATTGTAGCTTCCAGGTCGCAAGCTCCGATTCCGCAGGTCTTGGGATTCTGAATGGGAGTCTTAAAGGCCAGGGTATCGCGAACGTATTCATGCACACATCGGCCACGCCAGGTAAAGGACCGAATGGCGTTTTGAACCCGAATCCTCAGGCCGGTATCATCTACGTTCAGCTTACCGACAACTTTATGAAGCTCTATGGGCTTGGACATTCGTTCCAGGCACCGTTGAGCGGATCGAACGTCGCCATCGGCGCAAGCGCTCTTACTGTGGGCGACATTTACGTCATCACGAGTGTTGGAACTTCAACGGCCGCAGATTATCTCGCGGTCGGCGTTCCTCCTGGTATCACGCCCGCTGTCGGAGTCGCGTTTGTTGCGAAAGCGACCGGATCTGGATCTGGAAGCGGAGAGGCCCAGGCACCAGCAGCGGCGGGAGTCGGAGTTAACCACATCGAACTCATCGGAAACTCTGCTCTTGCAATCAATCCGATTCCGGTTGGCGGAAGTCCGAACGTGGGCGGCTACATCGCGATTGCCTGTTATGCGGATTCGTCCTCGGACGCGAACGTGCTCACCGCTCCGGCAGACGGAAGCGTGATCAGTCTTGAGTTTTATCTCAGCCAATCCTCCGTTGTGGTGGCTGGCGAGTAATGAATCAGGGGCTGGGCGAAAGCCTGGCCCCGTTCTTCAAGGAGATCTATGCCCGCTCCTTCAGCTCCTTCTGCAAATACAGTCATTCTTCAGACTGCAAACGCGCAGAACTTCATTTCGTGGCCTTTGGTTTCAGGAGCCACGTCCTACTCCGTTCAAAGATCAACCGATGGGGTGACTTTCACAACCGTAGGAAATCCGACAGTAAACAACTACCTCGACAGCACGGTTACGGTAGGGACCAATTACTACTATCAGGTGGCGGCATCGAACGGAACGCTATCGGCCTATACGCCGAGCCTTCCGGCGAACTGCGTCCCCTGTCTTCCTGGCCAAGTAAATCTTGGAATGCTGAGATATCGCGCTCAATTCAAATGCGATCAGTTGAAATCTAATTTTCTAACGATCGATCAATGGAACATCAATCTCAATCAGAGCATGTTCGAGCTTTTCGACATCCTAACGCGTAAAGACGGAGAAAATTTCGTCATCGCAAGCCCGTACACCTTTGAAACGACGGGAGCAAAGAACTACGCGCTCCCGGATGGATCGGCGAACTTTCCGGGTTCACCTCCTGCGGTCTACAAGATCCTGGGTCTTGATTGCGGCGTTGCGGTCGGAAATAACGCATGGGTAACGCTTCCTCGTTACAACTGGATTGACCGGAACAAATTCATTTACCCGCAGCTTCAGGCGAATGCTCTAGGCGTTTTCAATCTGTCCTATCGGCAAATGGGAAATCAGATCTACTTCATTCCGAATCCTTCGGCCGGTCAGTACATCCAGCTCTGGTACGTGCCGGTCATGACCATGCTTTTACAGGACATCGACATGCTGGGATTCAGTATCTCAGGATGGGACGAATATGTGGTCACGGATGCCGCGATAAAAGGCGCTCTCCAAGAAGAAAGCTTCGATCTGGTCGAAGAACTGAAGGGCCAAAAAGCAGCACTTCTCGAGAGAATCGAAGAAACCGCATCGAACCGAGATCAGGGAATCCCGAACACGGTATCCGACACCCGGACCAATACCGGATTCTTTGATGGCGGAGGATTCGGAGGAACTGGTCACGGAATGGGGGGCTGGTAAATGGGCCAGCCATTCCAGACTATTCAGCTAGCAGCGAATCCAACCGCTCAGGACATAAATCGTATTCAAGGAAACGTGTCGAGCGCATTCAACGCGCTATCTAGTCCGTTCATTGGTGGAAATCTTCTCACCAAAATTGCCCTGACAACCACACCAACGGCAGTGAATCACAAGCTCAATAGGAAGCCTCAGCTTTGGGTCATTTGTGACCAACAAAACGGCGCATCGGTCTGGAGAACAGACTGGGACGAGAATTCAATCACGCTTCAGGCGAGCTCGGCATGCACGATTTCGTTGTGGGTGAACTGACGTGCCGCTAGAGGAACAGGTCGTAAGCCTTGGTTTTGGGCCAGGTCTATCAACCAAGACCGATCCCAAGATTCTCTCTGGAAAGCTTACTCTTCTTAAGAACGGCATCTTTACCGATGCCAGGCAAATCAGGAAACGTAACGGCTATGATGAGATGTCGCTCAACATCGTTGGCGGTGGAACGCTGTCCAGTCCGACAATGGTTCAGGACTATAGAAACGAACTCGTTTGTGCGGCTACCGGAAGCAACGGGCAGAGACTTTTCAGTTATTCACCCACACTGAATGCGTGGGCTGACAAGGGCAAATATCTTTCTGTCAAAGTTTCAAAACAAGAAATCGCCCAATTTGATCAAACTTCGGCTCCAAGTATTGGTGGAATCGGTGGGCCAATCAATGCTACCTGCGCCATCAATTCAGGATTTGCGCTTTATGCCTATAACAATGCTGGAAACACGGCTTCTTATCTGTCGATCGTTGAGATTGAAACCGGCTCACAAATACTGAATAACTATTCGCTTGGGTTGTGTAGTTCAGCTAAGGCCGTCCTTCTAGGAAGTTCACAACTGGCGGTTATTTATTCGGCTGATTCGACCGAATATCTCACCCTTGTGACAGTTACCATTACTCAGTCTGGCGGCATAGTATTCGGGTCTCCGGTAACGCTAGAGTCATCGGTCGCGTGTCTTATTTACGATGTTTACACGACAGTCGGAGGAGCGGCGATCGTCTATCTCAATGGAACGTCGCTCGATCTGCTGACGATCGACACGACGGGATCTAAGGTGGATACGGCGACCATTTCTAGCGCGGGAAGCGACATCTCTGTCCTCCATCTCAACGTAGATTCGTCTGGTCAAATTTGGGTCTATTGGGGATCCGGCTCTCCTGGAAGCGTGCAGCTCATGTACGCCGTCTATTCTTCAACGCTATCCAGCATTCTGACTAAAACGAACATCGGGGGATCAACGATTTCTGTCTTGGGGTGTATCTCAGCACTCTCGAATTCGTCTACAGAACAGACCGTTTACTATTCTACTTCGTCATCAATAACTGCCGGCTCGAGCCAGCCTACAGCAAGCACGATCAATCAGGTCGTTGTCACAACTTCTATTCCTGGAAGCGCAACCGTTTTCATTTTGAATGCAGATATATATTCTAGGCCGATAACGATCGGATCGCGAAATTACATGGCAGTGATTTTCTCGTCGACTGCCACATCCACTGGCGTTTTGATCGATCTTGGCGATGCGACTCCTGTCGCAAAGTTCCTTCCAGACGAATCAGAATACCTGTTTCTTGTTATCAATAATGGGTCCATTCCCGGACGGAGATCTGGGTTTACTCTCAACTCCATTCTTCCTCTGTCTGCGACGCAATACATTCTATGCACTCAGAACATCGTCACGCTGACTACGGTCGCCAATACCGATTCGACTGGACTTATCGAGCAGCCGATTGAGGCTGTTTTGGGTATCGTTTCCACTACTTTTGATTTCGACAATATAGATGCTTATCAGTCGCTCATTCAGCAAGACACCTTGATGCTGAATGGAGGGATTGTCTCCCAATACGACAGTGCGCAGACGGCGGAGCTTGGGTTTACGGTAGATCCAGAAGCATGGATTTCCGTGCCAACGGCTTCTGGCTCTGGCACCGGAGGTCAATGGATTTACTACGCCACTTATGAATGGCTGGACGCTCTTGGAAATCTTCACCAGTCGGCCCCATCTCCTGGTTATTTGGCGGTTTTTGAAACCGCTCCAACTTCTTTTGAAATAGGAGTCCCGTCGCTTCAGCTTACACAGAAACAGAATGTACAGATCGTTCTGTGGAAAACAGCTAGCGCCGGTCAGATCGCCTACCGACTCATGACGAATCCAAACAGTTCGTCCGAAAATACTGTCACTTTCACCGACACGTTTGACGTAAGCGATACAACGCTCGCCACGTTTCCGACTCTCTACACAGAAGGTGGGGCCATTTTAGAAAACATCGCGCCTCCTTCGACCATGATCATGTGGACCAACAACAACCGCGCGTGGATTGTGGATTCTGAGAACCCTGAAACGAACATCGAATATTCAAAGACCGCATCAGCTGGATCTGGAATTTCATTCAGTACTGGGCAGTTAGAACTCGTCATTGATTCCTATGGCGGAGCGATTCGAGGCGCATCTCGGATGGACGAAAAAACGGTCATCCTTAAACAAACCGCCGTCGGTTTCTTTTACGGAGATGGGGCAAATGATTCTGGATTTGGATCGACGATTTCCAACTTTCAATTCGTTCCATCAGACACAGGATGCTCGAGCTCAAAGTCTGTCGTGCTTTATCCGGGCGGCGTGTTGTTCCAAAGCCCGAAAGGCATCTACCTGCTTTCTCGAGGCCTTCAGGTCGAATACTTCGGGTCCGACGTTGAGGCCTACAACAATCAGGTCATCTCGCAAGCGACGATCACGGGAAAGACGAGCCAGATCCGGTTTCTCAGCTCGAACGGAACAACGCTTCTTTACGACTACGTCTTTAATCAATGGTCGATTTTCACCAATCATCAGGGTTATTCCGCCGATGTGTGGAATGGCCTTTACGTCTATGTGAGAACCGGCGGGTCAATTTATCTGGAAAATGATTCTAGCTATCTTGATGGAACCACGCCATTTCAGCTTTCCGCCACGACTTCGTGGATCAAGGCCACGCAGATTCAAGGTTTCCAAAGGCTCAGAAGGATTGCCATGCTTGGCGATTACACCGGAGCGTCGGGACATGGAGTTCAGGTCTCCGCATTCTGGGATTGGAGCACGACTGCCTCCTCTGCCGTTCCATATTATTTCGACGGATCAAGCTCGGTTTTTCAATATCTCGAGAGGCTCTCTCAACAAAAGGGGGATGCCGTTCAGCTTCAGATCCAAGAGATCACAACCGGAGCAAGCGGAGAATACATTGATTTCAGCGATCTCGGACTTGAGATCATGGCTAAGCGCGGCCTGAACAAACTGCCGCCGTGGCAATCAGTCGGATAACGGGCAAGGAGACATAGGCATGGACGCCCATAAGAAGCTCGAATTTGTTCAAAAAATGACCAAGTTGGGACTTCAACACTTCGACTCCGGTGGCGGCGTTATCAGTGCCGGAAACGGCGGACCCCTTGGAGGTATTGCTGGCGCTCTTACCGTCCAGAACGGCTACAACGCAAGCGCCCCCACGTCGGGCGCGACGATCGGACAACAGCAAGCCCAGCTCGCGGGCCAACTTCAAAACGAAGCTGCGGGCAATGGACCCAATCCCGCTCAGATCCAATACCAGCAGAACGCCAATCAGATCGCTCGGCAACAAGCTTCCGACTACGCCAACAACCGTGCACTGAATCCTGGACTGGCAGCACGAATGGCCGGAAATACGGCGGCTCAGGTAGGACAAACGGCCGCTGGCACGGCAGCCGCTCAACAGGCGCAGCAACAGCTTGCGGCGCAAGGACAGATGGCCAATCTGACTGGACAGGAGCAACAGGGCTATGAGCAAGCACAGGGAATTAACGCCCAGGTCGCTCAAAACAATACCAACTCGGTTCAGAATACGTCTGGGGGACTTCTTCAGAGCATTCCAGTTATTGGTTCAATATTTGCCAAGGGTGGCGAAGTAAAAAAATACGCAAACGGAGGGACCATCCAAGTTCGTGGCGTCGCGAACATGAGCAACGCTGGCGACATCACACCGGAATCTTTTGGCGGACCCGGAAATATGTCCTCTTTGTTCAGCTCTGGGCCGAGTAATTTCGGTGCGCCTCAGCTGACTCAGCCGGAATTGGGGTCATCTGCTGGATTTGGAAAATCTCCAGTAAGTCTTGGCGGATCGCAAATGGCTTCTCAACTTTCCGCCGCTCCTGATCTCACTGCCGATGCCGGCGGAGCGGCCACCGGAATGGGTGGCGCTGACGCTCTTTCAGCAGAACTAAGTCAGGTTGCGCCTCTTGCTGCTACCGCAGCACTAGCAAAGGGGGGCCAAGTGCCGAAATCTCTTGCGGGTAAATATCTTACGACCGCACGACCGAAAATGAAAAATATGGCGTCCGGCGGAGACATTGATTCTGGATTTATGGCGGCCGCGACTCAAAACGGTA